ATCAAGATAGCCTACCTGTACTAGATAGTTGTCAGGTTCAAATGGGTCCATGTGTGACTTATCATCACGCTTTGTTGTCGTATTCTCTACGTCTAGCACTAACCTCATGCTGAGTACACTGATCTTGAACCGTCAAGCACACAAGTAATCTTACCTTGGAAGCCATTGAGTTTATTCTTGGCTATGTTTAAGTATCTTATTGGATCGTCCTCTTCTCCTTCTGCTTGTTGTGTCTTACCTATTAGTACCATGAGATCGGCCTCTGCTGCCTTACCTGTCTTACTACCTTCCATCATAGCTTGGTTAAGGTCAGCCCTGCCCTCTGCTTCTGCTGATAGCTGAGACATCCATACCACAGCACAGTCATACTGCTTGGCTATGTTACGTGCATGGATAGCTGCTGCCTTGAGAGTTATGTCTGATCGTTCTGACCTGATGTCTGCAAACTTGTCACCCATATCTAGGATAAGTATATCAGGACGCTCATACTTTACCACTGACTCAACCCAGTCCATACCCTTACCTGTGCTGTCCTTGAACTGTATGTTCTCTGACACAGGGTGGTATCTCTTGGATGCTAGTGCTTTGTTGGTACGTACCTCAGTCATTGTCATGTTAGATGAGGCACTTATGTATCGTGCAGCTACACGTGTGTAAGCTTCCTCATTGCATAGCACTGTAACCTTCGCCCCTTGATGAGCAAAGCCACCGTCTGCTGCTACAAGTGAGGCGTGAAAGCTAGTCTTACCAGTATTAGGACGAGCGCCAACCAAGATAAGATGACCACCACTGATACCCTCCACCCTACGAGCCAGACTGGATATATTAAACTTCCATTTCGATTCAAGTGCCGTTGCATCAAGGACAGTATCAAGACTATGATCATCCCACTCGACACGAAGATTTGGAGTAAAGTCATCTTTGTATTCCTCTAATAGTTTACGTAAAGGTTCAAGGCTATTAGCTGCACCATTCACAAAGTCAAAGCCAAGGTTAGCTACGAGGTCACCCACATGCTGCTGAAACAACTGCGACAATGTGTCCTCTGCTATCTCACCCTTGATAGGTTCAGCTATCTCGATACGCTTGAAGAGATCTTCATAAGCTGTTCTTGTAGCGGTGGTCATGCTTGCGTTTACTCTGTTGAATACAGCATGTAGGTCTGACACTGTAAGGTCACCCTCGTATGTTTCCATAGCTGCATCTAGTGCTTGCTTTATCTTACGCACATCCTTGGTAAAGATTTTGTCAGGGCATCGTATGCCTTTGTGTTGATCATAAAACTCTTTATCTAGTAGTGTCTTTATCAGTGCCAGTTCCATCATCTTTGTTTATCTCCTCTCGTTCTATTGCTCTTCTTCGTTCCTCATCATCGAAGCTTCTTACTATTGGTACAGTTTTATTTGTATCAAAGTCTACTATTATACCAGTGTTCCACTTAGCGCACTCCTCTTGTGCATCCTTTAAGTTGTCAAACAGTCTAGGCTTGGGGTAGTTCTCAAACACTGCACCCTCTGGTACATACATGATATCACCATCCACGTCAATCACTATTGCTAATCTCATTACATAACTCCTTTAGTTTCTCTAAGTCTTCTTCCATCCTATATTTAATATCATCCATTAGATTCATAGCTGTTGTCTTACGTCCTGTCCACAACTCTATCTCTCTACGATACTCTACTGTCTTACCAATGGCATCAGGATCAAGGGCAATGATTACCTTGTCATACTCCCCTATCTTTTCAAAGTGTTTAGGGTTCATGCTAGTACCCAGGATAGCCATAGCTGTAATGTATGGTAACTCCTGTGCTGCTATGATAGCAGACACAACATCTTCAACGATAAGTAAAGTCTTACCCTCACCTATTGTATAGTAGTCAGCCTCACCTGTGTAGCGATACCACTTAGGGTTCTGCTTCTTACCTACTGCCCTGCCCACCGCATCAACAATCCTACCGTCATGTTTGATAGGAAAGACAACACGTTCATCCTTTACATCATACATGGTGTCACCTATTGCTATACCCCATCGCCTTATGTAGCGTTGGTACTTAGTGTGTGATGCCTTTGGTGTCACCACATATTCGGGTATCTCCATAGTATCCTTCTCTTTCTTTACGTTTGTGTACGCACGTTGTAGTTGTTGTTGCTCTCTATATCTATGTATCTCTGCTGCTGTCATGTCTGTACCATAGATACCACCCACTGTACAGCCTAACTTGAAACAGTTATACTTTATGTCGCCAAGATTATTAGTAGCAGTAAATGTATTCCTACCTCTACACTCAGGACAGTCACCTCTATGACGTTCACTTTCTTTGAGGCCAAGGTCATTAACAAACTGTCTGATGTTAGTCTTCCTCACGTACACCATGCTTGACTCCTCTTGCTGCTAGTGCCTTGCTTGCACCACTGAATGTGTTGACCATGTATGGCTTGACTGATGCTGTGTTCTTATGTCCTGTTACCTGCATTATACCTGCCATGTCAACCCCACCCTCCATCATTTCTGTAACAGCAGTACGTCTTAGATCCATAGCTGTTAGTTCTTTAGGTAGGTTAGCTTCATCTAGTAGTACATTGATAAGGCTAGCTATTTCTTCTTTGTCATAGGGTGTGTAAGCACCTGACCTAGGCTTTATTCTAGGTGCAACATAATCTTGGAACCCGAAGTCTTCCTTCTGTTGACGCAGCATCGAACACAAACCTTCAGAGATAGGGAGGTGTATCTCTGCATTACGTTTGCTTTGAGTCAGATCAATACGACATTCGTTTAACGTTAAACTATCCCATGTAAGTAAACGTATATCTCCTACACGTTGACCCCAATCGTATGCCATATGAACTATGAGTCCAATGCTGCGCCATCGAAAGTCGCTGTAAGCAGTGTCAAGAAAGATAGACACTTGTTCACGAGTCCAGTGTACTCTCCTTGGTTTTTCTGCAACCGTTTGCACCAAAGAGATTGGATTGTGAATCATAACATCATGTCGCATGGCATGTTTCCACGCAGCGGAAAGGACACTACGTCTGTAGTTGGCAGTGCGAGTACCAACATTAAGCCATTGCTCATATGCTTGTGTGATGTGTCGAACCTTCAAGTTCTTACAGCGATATACCCCAAGAGTCTTACCCTCTACTTCTGTCAGTACAGTAGCTTGCAGGTGTGTCTCGTAGTCCTTCTGGGAGGAGGACGAAAGCCTACGAAACGTTTCTGAGTGCAAGTAAAAGTCTACTATCTGTGTCAGTGTGGCTGACTGCTTGGGTATATTCTTCATTACCATTTCCTCCTTACCTTCCAGTAAGACCATGATCTACTACAATGCCCATCGCCAAGCAATGCGTCTAATGGTCGCACTAGATTAGGTTTGTTATTTCTTTTCCAATCCCAGTTTCTTGCGGAGAAAGTTTGATTTACTTTTCCCCCTAGTATTACGTTTGTTAGTACGCTCATCGCTATCATTATCCTTAGTAGGTAGGTTACCCACCCAATGTGTGACATCATCGAAAGGCGTGTTCGGATTCTCTCCATCCTCAGTCTCCTCTTGCATGTACAATCCACCTATAGATAAAGAATGCAAAGTACGCAACTACTGTTACTATTGGTAGTGAGTGCATTAAAAGTTCGGACACCATAGTTCTCCTTGTTCCTGTTGTTGTATCAAGTCTTCCAACTCTATCTCTTCTAGTCTTGCTTTATCATAGTGACCATCCCAATCATAGTCATCACGCCTACGTCTTGTCTCGTTGATGACACGTTGAATGGGTAGTACTTTACTGATACGCATGGTCTTTCCTCCGTATCTCTACAGTTAAGTCTTGAAATATTTTTAAGTACTTAAGTTCACAGGCAACCGCTTCCATGCGGTACTTGAATGAGTGGTAACCAAACCAATTACCATCCTTACCAAACCATACTTCATAACTCATTAGCATAATCCTTTCGTACCATAAGTTTTACTTGATCCCCAACAAACGTCAAGAGGTTTTATCCTACCGTTAGGCAATGCCATGCCTGGGTATCTGTAGTGTGGGTTCTCTTTCAAGAACTCTCGTAGCTCTTCCACTTCCATCTTGCGTTGGACATGCTGTAGCTCTTGGACACACGCTGCTCTACCTGTCCAGTGTTCATGCTTGGACATGCAATACTTATGTATCTGATTGGTATCCTCAACCATCGCTAGTAGTAGCTCTATCATCTATCAATCCTTTCCTTAGCATTTCTTTTGCATCATCGTATTGGCCTCTGCACATACAGTCATATGCCCACCTGAACCAAGCTATATTATCCTCCATTTCTGGTGGCTGTTGTAGTTTAAGTTTAACTATGTCAGTGCTATCATCAGCCACATAGGAGCCAACCTGATTGACGTTAAGGAACTGTAACAGTCCTGCTTTGTCTACTGGTACATCAACAGTGCTATAGTCTTTGCCACAGAAGCTACGTGCTTTAGCCTGTGTACCTGCCCATACACCGTTAGAGTTTTTGTATAGTTTCATGTCTCTTCCTCTGTTGATCAGTGATACAGTATATAGCTGTCACTGGGTTGTTGAATCCAACTTGAGCAATCACTTCTATTGCTAACTCCTCTGCGTTGCTCAAGTTACTAACCCATGCCACACAATCATCCTCCGTGTCAAATGGTTTATGATCTATGGTAAAAGGATTACCTTGTGCCAGTGCTATTAGTATTAACCACTTCATACTTAGTCCTCCATCTTGATCTGTATCCCTTGTGTATTTGTCTCTTTGGCTTTGCTTCTTGATGCATACCTTTGTTAATCATTTCTCTAGCCCAAGAGTATGATATATCCTCGTGCCTAGCCGCTTGTGCTATACTATCAAAGTTATTACCAAACAACCTACAAGGTCTACCTTTCTGTATACCGTATGCATATTGATTTAGTCTTGTAGGCTCATGCTTCACACGTTGATGTGCGTTAGTGTTCTGTGGTTGCATTAGCTTCCTCCAGTAATTCTAATATTTTCTTTTTGTGATCTTCATTAACTAGCATTTCTGACAGCCTAGTTAATACTTCAACTTCTTTATAACTTGCTTTACTATATCTTCTAAGATGATAGTTTAGTACTTGCATTAGCTTCCTCCATTGCATTTATCTTTTGTTGTTTATCGCCTATGATAACCATAGCATCAGCAGTTTTTGCGATCAATTCTTTTATACGTTTACGTGCATTAGTCTCTGTCTCTGCAAGTCTTGATATGTCAGCA